GCAGCCTCTATCTCAAACATATCTGTAAAAATAATCAAATTATCTCTTACAGAAAATACAAGCCCAAATTTTTGAGCTAAACGCCGCAAAAAACCCAAATCGCTCTCCCTGTTTTGGGTGGAGCGTTCTATCAAAATATCTGGTATTGTGCCTTGCAAGGTCATGCCGTTGGCATCTGCAACCGCCTGCGCAATTTGGCGCAAAGTTTTTTTCTCATGGGCAAAAGATTTGCGGGTACGGATGCTGTTGTTTATGCCAGCCCCTAATGCCCGAATAGAAACCACATCGGGCACGCCTGACAAATTGATTTCATCTACGCTAAATTTGCCACAATTTACAAGCGGCTTTCCAGCGTAGCCCATGTACGCCTCTATTTTGTCTCCCTTGCCAGCTATCCACTCGCCTTGCCATAACCGTTCAGCATCTTCCAAAACTATCTCCAATTCATCGGATTGCCCTTCTAATTTGTCGGAATACTTGAACTCCAGCAGATATTTTGTAATATCTGTGGTGATGTCTTTCGAGTTATAAACTACCTGTATTTGCGGTTTGATAGATTGCATGGTGTTTTATTGTATCGGTGGGGGCTGCATGGCTGGTTTATCGTATTGGAGGGGGCAGGTTTTACCGTTTCCAAGGCGGTAGGTTGTTGGGGTCTATTTGGCTTTCCGTGGCTTCGATAATAGGTATTTTTAACTCAATACCCCCATCCAGCGTGTTAGTGATGGGCACTTGTGGGTTGGCATTTATGATGCGCCCAGCTTCGTTTACATCGCCGTACATTTTATCTGCAATGGTTGTCCAGAACTCCCCGCTTGTAGTCGTGTAGGTTGTGTATTTCATTTTATTTGGAGGTGTTTAATTGATAGAATACAAACGACCAGCGGACAATGCAGCCACGCCCACGGAGCCGCTACGCACCGACCGCAAGCCCGTTCGAGTTACTACCAATTGAGTTTTGAACTCGCTAAAACTGGTAATAGGAAACAAGCTCACCAGCGTACTGATAGCATCGCGCACATCTTGAACATATACCAGCAAGTCGGCGGCTTTGCCTTGGATAGTAGTGGATGTGTTGTAAATATCTTCTATTTTATCCATTGAATTTTGCATTTTATTGGTGCTCTCAATGGTTTGCGCCTCTAATCGCGCCTCGTCTATAAAACCAGCTTCGTAGTCGTTGGCAGCCGTTTCTACATACGAAAAATCCCGCTCTGCCTGCCCGACTTCGGATGTAAGATTGACGGACGGATTGCCTGCAAACGGCGGCACAACCGCACCGCCGCCTTGCGTGTTTCGCGCTGGTGCAGCAGCTTTTTTCTGCGTTGCTTGGGTCTGTAATTTATCCTCTAGTGGGTATTCGTTGAGCGTACATTCTACTTTGGATTGCATCACAAACCCATCTTTGTCGCATTGTGTAAGCGATTGGCGAAGGCTTACAATCACAAAATTACCTTTGTTTGTACCATCGCCCCAGATGAGCGGTAACACTTCGCCTGCAATTCGCGCATCGTTCAGTTCGTTGTACCGCTCCGTGGGGTTACAAAAAGCCATGTTCAAGCCCAACGAGAAATTAATGGTAATAAGCCCCTCGCCTGTGCGCTGCAAACGGGGCTTATTTTCGATTCTGTCGTGTGTAGCGTATTTTGTATCTGTAACGTCATCGAAGGTATTAAAGCCGTTCAGCAGCTCAAAAACGATACTTCCTAGTTGTGCAAACATAATGTTATTCTAGTTTTAGTTTAGAATTGCGTGCGTTCCTGGCGTCCACAATGCGCCCCACCTCGTCTTTGTTCTGCTTTAGCATATCCTCAAAACGCTTTTGCGTTTCAGGTGTCATGTCCCCGCTGATGGTTATTTGAGGCTGGTAATTTACTATCCCGCCATTTGCATTATTGGTAGTAACAGCCGTTTTACTCAATGCAGCCCCGCCGCCCGTAGCTGATGCTGATTTAGGTATTGCAGCCATGAGCGCATCTAGGTTGTAGCCGTAGCCTGCCAATGTTTCGACTTTTTTGATTGCCCCTTGGTCGCCTGCTTTGACTAATTCCATCATCTTTGGGTTTTGCGCCATGTTTTCGACAATCATGTGCATGGGGTCTTGACCTTTCAAAATATCCCCCAAAATAGGGATACTGTATAAATTGTCCCGTATCCAACGCACCATATTGAAGAATACCGATTTGATACCGTTCCAAAGATTGGTTACAATCGACACACCCACATCCCAAAAGTACATAGCCCAGCCAGAAACCCAGTCCCAAAAGCCCCAGAATATTTCTTTTACTTTCTCCCAGAGCCACGAAAAGAACGCCACAATTTCATCCCAGTAGTAAATGATAAGACCAGCAGCCACGGCGATAGCGGTGATAAGCAAACCAATAGGGTTCATCATCATCATACGACCCAACCACATGACGGCTTTGCCCATCACCATGAATGCCTTACTTCCTAAACCGATTGCCTTTGCAAGCAGGCTAAAGCCCCCAGAAACCATGCCAGCGAGTTTAAAAATACCGCTGAATAGCATGGATACCGCACCCATGCCCACAGCTAATAGAGCAAACCCGCCCACAGCCAGCGCAATGCCCTTGGTAAGTGTAGGGTTTTCCTTTATCCATACCCCTACATTTTGGGACACCTCGCCAAACCAAACGGACAATTCTTTGAGCGTTGGGGCTAGTTGTTCGCCCACGGCTGCGAGCGTGTTGGTCATTGCGCCTGTGGCTGCATCCCAGGTATTTTTAAGCGTACCTAGTTGGGCATCCACCCGCTGTTGTAAGCTCGCTTGGGATTCCATCTTTTTGATGGTTTCCTGATAGCCGCCAATGCCCTTATCCATCATCAACGACACCACTTGCAGCGTTTCAGCATCATCACCAAACAAGGTTTTGATAATGCCTGTCCGCTTTTCGGTGGATAGTCCTTTAAGTTTTTCTAGTTGGGCAAACATATTGTCTATGCCGCCAAATTCGCCTTTGGAGTCGGTGAACTTCAGGTTTAGCCCTTGACCAGCCAGTGCTTTGTTTGCCTTTTCTACCTTGGCGGTATTGAACGAGGCTTGGAAAACTTTGCGGTAGGCATTACCAGCCGCTTCGCCCTGCATTGCCATTTGGTCAGCCATGACCAGCAGCGGGGCGAGTGCCTTTGCGCCCTCCAGCCCCTGCATTTTAATCATGCTCATTGCGCTGGATAACTTGCTAAAACCCTGTTGCATATTGGCGGGGTCTACACCCAACCCATACGATTTCTGCACCACGTCCATTAGGGAAAGCATATCCCCCTCGGTGGTTTTTGTGGCATCTTGCAGCTTTGCTGCAAAAACGGCGGCTTCCTCAAATGGCATTTTCATTTGGATACCGATATAGGCGGCAGCTTTGCCCACGCCGCCCAAAACAGCTTTCACGCTAATACCTTGCTGGATTAGCGTGTTCATCATATTCTGAAAGTCGGCAGTCGTACCAGGTAATTTACCGCCCAGCTCGTTTGCCAATTTATTGACCGCATCAAACTCCTTCGCTACTTCACCATTTGCGCCCATCATGGTAGCCTTCAGCGATGTAGCAGCTTCCTCCGCTTGTGCGAAAGCGGTAACAGTAGGAGCCAATGCAGCACCAGCCACAACACCCATAGTAACAGCCGACTTACCAAATTCCGATGTAGATTTGGCGAGCGAGTTGCTACGTTTAGCAAGCGCATCGAACTTTTGAGTAGCATTCGCCACTACGCTGTTAATGACCGCGCTCGCTTTATCCATTGCAGATAGAACGAGCGCGAGTTTCATAGGTGTTGCCATATATGTAATTATTCTTCCTGTTTGTTAAGCCTGTTGTGCAGTTCGACGCATTCCGTCAATGTTTCAAAATATTCGTCTGTGTCAAGTCTTAGGATTTCTTTGCGGCTCCATCCTGTTATGTAGGCGATAAAAACTACATCGCTTCTGTGGAACCCGCTCCTAAAAAATTGCCCGCCTCTGCCATCAATGGCGCATAGTCCTCGCTATCCAATTCTTCAATTTCTTCGGGCGTGAGTGCTTTGTCGTTGAACGTGCAGGCACGGGACAACAAGATAAGCATTAATTTGCCGGTATCTACATTTGTAGACTCTTTACCGTCCAATTTTTTTACAGTAGTAGTGGCTATTTTTTGAGCTGCATTAATATCTTTCGCTTTGAGGCGATAGATTTTGCAC